TTTGTCATGTTTTATCCTCCTCTCTTATTTAGAATAATGTTTCCGGGATCTTGTTTATTCTCTTGTTCGCCATATCAATATATTCCTGCTTTAACTCTATTCCTAAATATTGTTTCCCCTGCTTTTTGGCTACCACTGCTGTCGTGCCTGCTCCGCTGAAGGGGTCTAAAACTACGCCGCCTTCAAAACCTGCATTACAACCGCAGTCGGTATAACCGATACATTTATAATCTGCTGTTCTACTTGTCCCGCTTTTTTGCTGTCCTTTAATTAAATCTCCATTCCAATTACAACTATTTTCACCATGAATAATTTTCAAATCCATAATAAAATCATAAGTATTATCCAATTCTAAAATTTGTTTCAATTTTTTCCATTCTGGTATTGTTGGTAATGTTTTCCCATTTTCCCAATTCCATACACATCCCGTTATGCCTCCAGTGCGGGAAGGGAAATTTTTGGCTATTTCTTTTATTGTTAAACCTTTTTTAATACGAGCATTTTTAAGATACTCACCTGCATCATCCCTAATAAGTACTCTTGGATTATAAGATAGACATTTTTCATATTCCTTACTTGGTTCTAATATCTTCTCTCTCGCCTTACCGCACTTCTTACAAACATATTTCGGACACCCTGCCTGTATCATCGGTTCAATTAGCTTTTCGGGGAATGTAGCGAAATGTGCTTCCTTAAATGGTCTGGTTGTTACAGTCCAGACGGCTCGCTTGTTGCGGCCTTGAGGATTATTGCCACCTACACATAAACCATCAGAATCATTTCCTCTTGATACAACACTACCTTGTCCCCTTTTATAATTTCCAGCGTAAGGAGTATTATTTTTATATGGTTCTTTGGTGTTGTAACTTTTATTATTTCTTAATGCTTGTCTATATCTAACATCGCTTGCGGGGGCATAAGTTTCAAACACCTGCTCGAACCAATATTTTTTATTCTTAATGAAAAAATAAATATATTCAAAATCGTTAGTCATATCATCTTTAACAGAAGAAGGCATACAATTCGGTTTTTGCCAAATTTTAGTTCTTCGTTTAATCCACGCTCCATATTTCCTTTTAGGTTTAAAATATTTTAACAATTCTTTCGGTATTTTATCTAAAGGTAACTCTAACATTACTCCCCCTTTTTATTATGTGGGCAATAACCATAAAATGATTTTGATAAATTACAGTTATGGCAAAGGACTTGAAAACCATCTGGAAAGTTGTTTTTTATTAACCAGTCAAATATATTGGTTTTTATTTGCTTCCTATGTATATTACCGTCATTATTTATATGGTCTATCGCTAAAAATTCTATTTGTGTTTCTCCACAACATTGACACTTCATTCCATAATGTTTTAGAACTAATAATCTTTTCGCTTGCCAACGCTCTTGAACCTTAACCTTTGTTTTTATATAACACTTTTTTGATTTCTCTTTAAAATATGCTTTATTATTCTGATAATACTCTTATTTATCAATGTTGTCAAAACATATTCTTTTTCTTCTTTAGTTAAATCATCTCTTAATATATAATTAGGATTAGTCATTTCAAGGGCAAATCTTTCAGGTATCATCACATCATTTTTATTCTGCATAGTCGTTCCTAAATTCACCCAACAAGTCCCGTCTTTTCGTAATACCCGCTTCACTTCGTCAAAGATGTCGCATAAATGTTTAATATATAGTTCGAAGGTTGGCTCAAGTCCCAGGCTTCCTTTCCATGCTCCACATTTAGAACAGAAATTACCCTTACCATTTCCCTTCCAAACTTCGGGATTTCTTTCACTACCAACTATTGAATTAACACCCCTAAATCTTATATCCCCTGCTTTAGTTTCTATTGAAAAATCATGCTCGCAACCTTCTACACCGTCCCAGATAATAGGTTCAATACCGAAATCTCTCAACTACAAGCCCCAGTAAGGAGGGCTGGTAACCACACAATTAACTGATTCATCTGGTATCGTTTTTAAAATTGTTAATGAATCACCTTGTATTATTTTATTAACCCACTCTTGTTGAGACATTTGGCATCACCCCCTTTATGTCTTTTTTTATAATTATATCTTATCTTTTTAATATAACATCCCTCATTTCTGGTTTTCTTCTTTTCTTGTTATTTATATATTCTTGTCTTCTTCCCTTATTCATTTCAACGTCGCTTTTTATAGAATATACTAACCTAATTGTAATGAATATTATAACTAAAATAAGTTCACTTATGAGAATAATCCTACCTATATTTTCCATTTCATTCCTTCCTTCTCTATTTTATATATCCTATCCATGCTCTCTTCTCATCTACAATCTTTCCCTGGGTGTTTCTTCTCTCGTAAGATTTCAGGCCCTCGGGATAATGCCTGTAACCGTAAAGCATAATATTGTTTTCCATTGGATTGTAGGCTTCCCGGTAGGTTTTGTTGGTAAATTCATAATAGCTCATTTGCATTGAATTCTCAAATATACATACTGCATGGCAGCCATAGGTTCGCTTCCCTTCTTTAATGTAGTATCCGCTGTAAATAACAAACCATGGATTCTCTATCCCCAAACATCGATGAAGTATTTCCTGAATCATAATTGCCATGTCTTCACAATCGTAGGTTTTTAGGTGGTAGGTTTTGTATGGTGGCTGCCAATTGTCTTTTATATCGCTCACATATTTAAAAGGCTTTATAAATTCTATTAAATTACCTATATTCTTAATCCCTGCTGTCGCTTTGATATATTCCTGCTCTTGTTTTTGCTCCTCTTCTGTTATTGCCTTTTTCGGCCATTTGTCTTTAAAAAAACACATCTTATTTCCCTCCCCTTATTGTTTCTTCTTTCTTTTTATATATCGTAGCTATAGCTTTTAATTCATACGGTGTTTCGCTGTTTCTTATTATCTCTACATTTATTTCTATCTCGTTACTATTTATGCCTTCATTGGTTAATAAATAACTTTCTATTTTTGCTGCCAATTCCTCTCCAAATCTTTTTATTGATTTCGTTTGGAGATATTCCGCTTGCTGCTCCGGTGTTGGCTCTGTTTTCGCTTTGGCTTGCTCCTCTACCTTTTGTTTCCTTCTCTTTATCTTCCCTGGTAAGTCTAATCTTAAATGACACTTTTGACAGGCTGCCATCAGGTTGTATGGCCTGTTGTTGGTTATGTCATGGTCTATGTGATGTACTGTAAGTATAACTTTGCTCCCGGTTACCGGATGTGGCTTGTAGTTTTCCGCTCCGCATAATTCGCATTTATTTTCTGCTCTTTCCAGGATCGCTTGTCTTATCTCTGGCCAGTCATCCGGGTATTTAGAATAATCGATAGGCATATCATTTCTCCTTCCTTTTGAGATATATCATGGTCTTCGTTGGTTTAAGCTCCTCCCCTTTTTTCCGGTTTATCCCCATTTCCCTACATATAGTATTATAACAGCAATCATAAAAAAAAGATAATCCTTGAAGTGGTCCATAATCTCTGGTTATCTTTTCTATGATATCTTCTTTCCCATATCCTTCCACTATTAACTTTTTAATCTGCTCCTCTACTTTTCTCGATAAAAACATTTTATTCCTCCTATCGATTCACGTATATCTTTGTTTTTTGTGCTACGGTAATGTCCGGCATGCAGGTCACGCAGTCTACCATGTCGTCATGCTCCCCTTCGTTAAACATGGTTAGTTCATCTTCAAAGTCGCTTAATATCGGTATCCCTTGAAAATGGAATACTTTATAATTCTCATATTTTGTCTGCATAGGTATGCTTCTGGTCACCTTATCCAGATGAGGGTATATTGCTCTGGCAAATACATTAGTCCTCTTGTCTACCTGCTGCTGTAGCATTACCTGGTATTGAGTGGATTCTATCCCGATCCTCAAGGCCTTCCATCTTAAGAAATTATTTATTAAGAATGCCTCTTGTTCTCCATATGATAGTCTGGCCCGGTATACATCAAATATATAAAAGTTCCCTTCCTTATCTATTCCAAAAGTTAATATCGCAAAGAAATCCGCTGTCTGTTTCTTACTTACTGCCAGGTCCGCTGTCTGGAACATCTGCAGGTCCGTTATATTAAATCTTCTTCCGGTACTGGTCACATAATCCCCTGTCGGTGTAAGCTGGAAGTATTGAAAATATTCCCTTTTAAAGATTTTCCCTGCTGCCATAAGTTCTGTATCATTCTGGTATTGTGCATCGAATCTCATTGAGCCTACTTCTGGTTTTGACTTTATTGCTATCAATTCATCAAAGGTTTTCATCTCCGGCCATAAGGTTGTTTTCTTATCATAGTCTATGATCGCTTTGTGGCTGTTCTCATTCGTCTTAAACCCTGCATTTAATTGCTTACTATATAAATCCTGTGGATGATAACGAGTTCCGTTCCAGTGGATTTCTCCTCCCTTCTTTAACATAGGCCTTAAAACGTTTCCTATCCAATCTAATAATTTTTCTCTCTGTAGGTGGGTTCTACTATTTTCTAAGTCTACTACATCATCTACAATAATCTTTTTAAAATGCAACCCAGTTAAACCGCCTCCGTAACTTAAGGCTGTTACGCTTGCTTCCATTCTGGCATATTCTGTCATGCCTATTATGGTCAGTTCCTTCTCTGTCCATTTCTTCTCTCCGGGAGTGAGATGCGGGAATAAGGTCCTCAATTCCATGTTATTTTCAAGGGTCGATTTAATGACGCTCATGAATTTTACGCATTGAAATCCGGTATCTGATGTTATTAATATCGAGTCATTCGGATCTTTTATCAGGCTGGCTATGGTAAAAATAACCACTCTAACGGTTGACTTTGCATATCCCCTTGGCCCCAGGCATAAATCATCGTTATTCTCCTGTTCCATCCTGAACCAATCTTCATGAAACCATTTAAATTCATAGTTTGGGAATATTATCTTCCTTAATAGCCATGGGTCCTTTCTTATCGCTTCCCTTGCCTGCTCTAATGTTTCCATTACTTCCGCATCTGATAATTTCTCGGAGTTCACTGATAAAAGCTGCTCTTTCATCTTTTGTCATTCCTTTAATACGTTTATACTCTTCATAATCCAACCCTTTGTGTGTTACGTCTATTTCTGATTTATCAGCAGGGTAAATTCCCATTAGTTTAGCTTCTTCTTTGGTTATCTCAAAGACTAAATTTAAATCAGCAATAGTTACAGTATCCTTATTGTCGCCCCTGCCCATGATAACTTTTCGGCTATATGCTTGGTCTTTTAAATCCCTTAATTGAGAGATGTAATAACCCATTCCCCATCTCTTAACATTAGTGAGATATTTTTTCCACTCATTCTTTGCTTCTTTAATATAGTTATAGGCTTGCGTTCTTTCCAGACCCCACTCACGTTTAATATAATCCACTATAAAAGGTATTGGTTTCCTTCTTAACATCAAGGCTACCTGATATACTCTTTTATCTTTTTCTACACTATCTACTTTATTATTTCCTGCCATTATCTTTCACTACCTTATCAATTAATTTTTTTCTTCCTTCATCTTTACCTCTTTCATTTATACCATCTTCTGAATGCTTTATTTTTTTCAATGCTTCTATTGCTTTTTGCTCTTCTCTTTTTCCCCTCGCCTCTTCCATACTTTCCCCATTTCTTATCAATTCTCTTATCCGGTCCCTTATATCATTATAACATTCTTTGTATCCATCATAATATTTTGCATATAATGGGTATGCCTTCCCTATTTCTTCGCCATCCCTCATTTTATGGATACGAACATCAAAATCTATAAATATTTTTTCTATCTCCGGATAATCCCCTATTCCCTGGAGCAATTCGATTATCTCATTCTTTTCCTTTTCTATTTTCATTCTTTCTTTATTATTGCAAGCTCTATCATTGGAATGGCAGTTATAAGTATCTTCTATATTTTTAATTGCTTTTTTAATTTTCATCACTTCGCCTCCTTCGGGAAGTATTTACCTTCCAGTATTTCAATAAGATTAAAAAGTTTCACACCTAACCCGCATTCATTTTCTACAATACCGTTTCCGTAAAATTCTTTTAATTCTTTCACTAATTGCCGATACGCCTCGCCTTGTTCAAGGAGTTCGATAACTTCCCTTGACTTATTTCTATCTGCATTATTTTCTTGCCAATATTCCAGGTCATATTTTGCTTTAACAAAAAATGTCGCTTCTGCAGTTTTCACCTTATTCCTCCTTCCTTTTAGTCCTTTATACAAAGAGCTGATATAACCTCTTCTTTGGTAATATTATTTTCTTTAATATAATTCCTAATATCTTCTATCTGGCTCTTCTTTTGACTCTTATAATTACCCCTTGTATATCCGGATTTATATTCTATATATTTTCTCTTTTTCTTTATTCCGCTGTTATTGTAATATTTAAGAAGTGACTCATAAGAAGCGTCTTTTAAAACAACATCTTTTATTCTTGCCAATTTCTCTTGTATTGGGCTTCTACGTTTATATATCCCTTTCGTCATTATTCCCTCTTTTTTTCGGGAGCTGCGGGAATTAGACAGAGCTACCAACTAATCCCCGCTATATGGTTTTGCTCCCTTATTTTATTTTGGATTATTAAATCCTTTTGGCCTTTCTATTGGCCCGCCAGTCGGTATAAATTCCTGTACCCCATTTCTCTCCCTTGCTATCACTTCAAGCTGTCCTTCATCTATCCATTCGCTTTCAATAGTTTTTCCATCTTTTAGCCCTTTCGGTTTAACTTCACATCTGGAACAGCCATTCAAATATTGAGCCATTCCTATAACCGTTCCCTTGAATCCTGTTATTGTATCCTCTACTAAATCTTTCATTAATATTTTTGCCATTATATTCCTCCTTTATTTTATTTCCTGTACCTCTATACATGTTTTTGGTGATTTACCCAATTCCCCTTTGAATTCAAATTAAAATAAATCCTCTTCTATTAATTCATAAGGTTTCTTCTTCTTTCCATCCTTTTTATTAATTTCGTTTTCCTTTTCTTTTTTAAACTCCTTTATTTTTAATTTTACCCTCTTATCAAATGTATCCCTTTTCCTTTTGTTCTTATTTTTCATATCCTATATATCCCCCTTTTATTCCCAATTAGGAATTAATTTTGATAATTTATTTTTTATTTCTTTATAACTTTCAATATTATCCAATCCTATCCCAATTTCTTTCAGGTATCCCATCGCTTCTCCATCCCCTTTTGTACGCCCGAAAGGATCATAAATAACAATTATTAATTTTTTAAATTCATCTGGATATTGCTTTTTAAATCTTTTGAGTGATGTTTTTGCCCTTTTTGTAAACCATCCTTTTATCTCAATCCATTTATCTTCTTCCGGCAAATATATGTCTGGTGTGTAGGATAACGTTCCCCTCTTCACTCCTTCAAAATAAAATATTTTAGGTTCATATTCCCATTTTATTTTTATAAAGTTTAAGTATCTTAAATAATTCGCTTCCATCCTGGACCGAACATATATCCCGATATCTTCTCTCTTCCCTCCTCTGGCATTACTATATGGATTATATCCGTCTTTCATTTTGTATCTTCTTCCGGTATATCAAATTTACCTTTTAACTTATCCGCTATCGCTTTCGCCTCTGCTTTGTTTTTCTCAATCTCTTTTTTGGTTAATTTCTGCTCTTGCTTCATGGTATACTTCTCCGGTATTTCACTTAACTGCTCAAACACATCGGCAGGCCTGGGGAAGTATTTACACTTACGCAGGCATGATTTTGTAATGGCTTGTACTTGATCATCTGGTATCTCCTGGAATATATCAAAGTAAATTCCTATAACATAAGGATTTAGATTCTTCTCGAATACTTCAGAAAATGTCTTTATCATAAGAGAGAAATTTTTCTTATTCATGGTCTTCTCCAGTTGTTTTTATTTAATAACCCCATTTTTAATTAACTCTTTATAATGTTTTTCTATTATCAATTTAGCCACTATTTTCTCTAATCTTTTTATTCTCTGCTCAATTGACAATTTGGATGGTTTGTCATCTGTAATAGTATATAGTGTTATTTTTTTTATTCATCTTAAATTCCTCCTATCGCTTTTAATATCTCTTCTTCGGTATTACGTTTAATAGGTGTTGTGGTGGTTTTGTTTTTTATAGGGAATACTCCTTGCCAGCTATTCATAATGCTTTGGTTAAGGATTGAGATTTGCTCATCTTCATTATTACTCATTTTATTTAATTCATTAATAATCATTTCTCCTGCTCTTACTGTCATCGGTTTCCTAATTTTATTTCTCATTTCTATGAAATCTTTCCAGGTTTTTTTAAAATCATCACTCTTGCTATCTGCAATTAGATTTAAATTAATATTTAAATTAGTATTAGTATTAAGATGCGATAGTCTATCATAGTCTATATTTACCCATTCGATTAAATGTTCCGGCACTTCTTTCAGTAGTGATTCCATACCAGTATTAATTTTAGGATTATTTAATTGATGCTTTGTAAAATTCTTTATAGCTATCCAATTATTCTCATATTTTATTTTATCATCTGCTTCAAATCTTTCTAATATCTTTTTTACCATTTCGCTGTCTAACCCGGTATCAAAAGCAATCCGTTTTAAAGATATTTCATAAATACCTATAATATTTGTAAGTGTATTTGTTAATAGATATATGAATAGAAGTTTTTCTATCGTATCTTTATTTATTATATAATTGTCATCCCAAAATTTAGTATCTATGTATCGTTTTTTACTCATGGCATTCCTTTATAATCCCTCTTATTCTATTTTAAATTCATTCCTTTGAGCCCATTTTAAAAGTACCTTTGTATATCCTACCAGCAGGCTTCTGGTTATATTGTAGGCATTCTCTCCTATTTTTGGTTCCAGGATTCCCTTCACTCTTTTATCTATCCCTGCTGATATTATATCATCTTTTATAACCTTAATCATCGCATCCCTCCTCTCTTAAAACTAAGGGATTAAAAAAGCTGCCTTAACTGGTAGGAATGAGAAATGGAAGGAAACCAGCTTTGACAGCTCTTTTAATCCCGATATTTTTTTAATTTGATAAATTGTCTTCATTCCTTTTTCCCCTTCCCTGATTGCTATCATATTATCTTATTTATTTCTTTTTGTCAAAAATTTTTAACATTCATTCCCCCACACATCCCAACCCTTATAACTTTCATCTTCAAATAACCTGTCTTTAGGTGGTCGGGCAAAAAGTTCTATTCGTGGTAGGTCGCCACACAATTTAACAATATTATTTCTAATAATTGATGGTTTTTTACTATGTTCCCCTCTTGGTGACATTATTATTTGGCTTATACTTTTACTTTTTCTATCTAACTTACCTCCTTTTTTTAATCCTGCTAATACTAATTCGCAATTACTTGCAGTCCAATGGCCTATACCAAAAAATGGAGTCCCGCTTTTAGGATTTGTTTTTACCCAACAAAAAACTATAGTTTTATATTCAAAATCCCATGCTTCCATCACTTCTAATGCTTCTTGTAGGCAAGGTGGAGTAGCCCATAAGAATAATTTACAATTCTCACCTGTTATACTTTGTATTGGTAGATTACATATATCTTCTAACTTCATTGTTTGGTAATGTGCTTTAGCTGTCCCTTGTGCTACCTTTTTATCTTCTGACCATACTTTATAACTCCAGGGACAGTCTGCATAGATTATCTGATATTTCTTATTCGGGAATGGTATCATATTTTAACTATCCTTCCCATCATCTATCATTTCCCAATATACTATCGGTACAAATATCTGTATTCGGTGTGGATGGAACGTTTTGAAAATCTTATTCTTGTCGATTGTTTCCCTGCTACATTTATAAACTTTCCCTCTGCTGGTTTCGGTTAGTATAACGCTCTCAAGTTTGTATTTGTCTTTTAGCATTTCAAACGTCCAGTTATCCAATCCCCAACCCCGGAGCATTTTCATATAATGCTTTTTCTTATTCCTCTCTACTATCCAGGCCTTTGCTTCGGTGTCATAAAATCCTGTCCTTATATGTTTTCCATCCCGGTTTCTTATTGTGGTTTCCATCATCATTTTTGCTCCACTCCTTTCCGATCCTTCTTTGCCTTCCTTTGTTTCTTTTCCCACTTCCGGTATTGTTTTCCGGTCTTTAGTTTTAATATTGCCTTGGTTGGTATGCCATGGTTCTCCTCCTAATTTAAAACATAAACCTTCTTGAGTTTCCTTCCGTATTCTAAAGCACTTTGATAATCATTTACATATATATCAAGAGTCCATATATCTTGCCTTTGGTCACATTCCGCGAATCTTCCGGTGTCTTCTACTGAATAATATCCCATTCCCTCAATGTATATTTTATCCCCTAATTTTAATGGGGATTTTACCTTCCATTCTCCATTAATATAATCTACATTAATAGCAACAACCCCTTCTCTTATTGGTGTCATCATTGCAGTATAACCATCATTCCATTTGTTTGATATACATTTAGGATGTTTTGTATAGGCTGTTGTGGTCATTATAAAATAATCTTCTTCCGGAATTTCTCCCTTTGTTCCCTTTATTGTAATCTGCTGCTGTCCTTTTATCTCTTTTAATCCTTTGGCTTGCTCCCCTGGTGCTGCTGCGATTAATAATATAATGGTTATTATCTCGATCACAATAATAAGTTTCCTCATGATCCCTCCATAGTCTCTTTCGCTTTCCCATATTTCCATCAGTCCTCATTCCCTCCTTCATATTCTTTTATCTTATAATATGCTTCGCTTAAATCTACCCTGGTGTCCTTCATGCAGTACCTGCATCTATATCCCCATCCGTAGCTTATCCTCCCGCAGTGAAAACATAAAGTCAATGTTCTCTCTTCCGGGATCGCGTATGTTCTCCTGATGTCTTTTTGGTTCTTTTCTTTAAACTTTTTAAAATCTCTATCCTTTGTGGTTAATGGTATCATATTCCTTCCTCCTATTTTCCTTTTTTTAATACGATCGCTTCCTTTGCCAGTCTGTCTGCTATACCATTCTCCTCCCGGCCATTCCATATTATTTCAATATCTTTTATTTCTTTTATTAGTTCCTTCGCTCTTTCGCAAAATAGTTTAAGCTCTTCTTTTTTTACCTTCCAATTTCCTTTGGCTTGCCTTAATATTAACAGGCTGTCTACGAATACCATCACTTTGTCTCCTGGTTTTTTTCTTTTCTTTATTTCCTCCAGGCCTCTTATCATAGCCTGGTATTCCGCTATATTGTTTGTACCTTCCCCTATGTATTCGCTGATGGTGTCCTTTACGTTCCCATCTTCATATATAACTATTCCGATCCCCATTTCCCCTGGATTCGGCATGCATGAACCGTCTGTCTGGATTGCTAATGTGGTCATCTCTCCTCCTCTTATTTTATTGTATTCTTACTCTTATGCTCGGCATTGTATGGCTTCCGTTTTCCACTACATCGAGCATTATATTTTTTAACCTACAAAGTTCCTCTGCTATAATTTCCATGGCTTTCATGTTTCTATAAGTAAAATTAAAATTGCTCAACATCTGGTCCAATTCAAAACCATTATTCTTAAACCATTCCTCATCTCTTCTCTTGTTTTTCTCTAAATATTCCAGGTTATCCATACTTCCCTCCTATCTTGAAAATATTAAATAAAATATTACCATTCCTATACTTCCTAAAATGTATTGAATAAATGTTGCTGCCATATTAATTTACCTTCTTTTGGTATTCGTATCTGCCATTTTTGAGAGTCTTATTCCCTAATAATTTATAAGTTATTTCAATGTTTTTTAATTTCCCTTCAAAACTCTTTACAACCTCCCCGAATACTACTTCCTTCTCTTTGTTGGTTATGGTATCGTATCTTTTAATTCTCATAATTTCTCCTCCATATAATATGTATTTATTCCAATTCTATTCTCATAATCTTCAAATTCCTTTTCTGTCATTCTGTTTACCTTATCAATCTCATCCATCAGTTCTTTTGCTTCTCTCAATCTATGATAAATATATAACTTTTTATGGTCTACTGCCTGCTGTATAATTACCTTCCCTTCTGTTTCTTTCTTTTCCATTTTCTTTTTTCTCCTTCCTTTTTTATTTTATGCCTGCCTGGCTGGTATACCCCACTCCAGCAACCCATCAGTACTCAACCGGGATTATCTTGATAACCGGTTGCCATGCTATTCTTAGCTGACTATCATCCTTTCGGCCTACGTAGGCCTGGCCTCCAAGAAAGGCGTGTCAGGCAGGCATAATTTTATTTTTAATTTATAGTACTACCCTCTCCGGAATCCGAACCAGATTCTAATGGGTCATATTTTTCATTAACTGCTTCTTCTACTTTATTTAATTCTTCCTGGGTTACTTCCCTTGTCTTCTTGTTGACTGCCTCTTTAGGTTTTTCTTCTATTGGTGTAATATCAAATTCCTCTGCTGGTACTTCTGACATATCAGGAGCAATTTCCTTCTTGACCGTTTCATCCATGGATAGCTGCCTGGTTAGTTCTATGCTCTTTGGTGCATAATTTAAGGCTGCTTTCAATACGGTTTTCAATGACATAGGTATAGGTGATGTTTTCCAAGATGATGAATCGTAATCAGCCGATTTGCTGTATTTATCTCTATGGTTTTCTACCTTCTTTTTACTCCATACCGCAAAATCATATCCGCCATTTAGAAGGTGGTAAACTGCATAAAAATATATAGGTTCTCCTTCGGGTTCATCTGTGGGAACGTGAACTAAATCCTTATGTAATCCTAATTGGTAAAAGAATTTATCATTCTTAAAAACCTCGTGGGCATAAATGCTCCTATATTGCCCGGTGTTCTGGCATAAAGTTATGATCCCTTTATAGCCTATTTGGAATTGTGCCATCATTCCCTTTTTAGAATTGTAAGGTATTATATATGCTTCTCCTAATGGTGTATTCGGTTCCAGCCCTAATTGGGCAGACTGCATGACCGCTGCTATAAAACTCATTTTATCACAACTACCCAATTTTGGATTTGTTCGGAGCGTGGTTATTACGATCCTTAATATCCTATCTGGTGATATATGCTTTGGCAATGCTTTCTCTAATTGTGGTCTCATTTTCTGTACCCATTCCATTAATGTTTCTTGTTTCTTTACTCCATTTAACTTTTCCAAAACTTGCGTTCCCTTTGTATTAGTCATTCCCATTTCCTCCTTTATAATTTGAAATTCTAAATACTCTTGATTTACTTGCCCTTACTATATACTCCTTTCTTTCCTGTTCTTTCCAGGTTATTTTTTTACTACCACATATCGCAATTTCAGCAGTTCCCATTTTTGCTTTAAATATTTGGTTGATTCTATCTATATTCAGTTCAGCTTCCTTTTTCTTTAGTTTTAATTCTTCTAAATCATTTATAGCTTTAAGATATTCTTCTCCTTCTAATGTTATAATCTTACCTTCTTCTTCTTTCGGGTATAGCATTGATAATACTTCTCCAGATGATTCTGTTCCATCCGGTGCTGGTGGTATTTTAGGTATTACAAAATTATTCCAGAAGTAATTTGCCTTTTCTACTATCTGCTTTATAACCTCTTCGTTCCTTTGTATTATCTTTACATCAAATTTTCTATTCCCAATTAAAAATGGTAAATAACACAAATGCGCTCCGGTAACATATAAATAATGTTGAGCTTGTAAATAGTAATAATCGGGTAGGTTGTCTTCTTGCCATTCTTTGTAATTTCGCTCTGAAGTAGTTTTGTATTCTATTACAATATTTACCTTTATTGTGGGATGGTTACTCCAGCCATCTATATTCGCAAGCATTATTGGGTTCTCTAAACTTTGCAATAGCCATGGCATAGATATTGCCTCTATAACTGTTCCTTCATTTTCATTAAACCACTTTTCAAATTTTCTTTTCATAAATGGTTCAAGATAAGTTCCCAATTCCGCTGGAAGGTTTTCCTGGCCATCCTCTTTAATCTGCTGTGTTTTCTCGTAGTAAAGTGCCAGGGATGATTTCCATGGGTTGATTCCGCAGACGGAGGCTATATCTGATCCGCCTATCCCTTTTTGTCTCCAATTTAACCATTCAAGTTTAGATAGCCCTTCGGTATATACTAATTTTTTATAAGCTTCAGTTACTGCCATCTTTCTTCTCTCCTTTTTCTTCCAATGATTTATTAATTAATTCTTCTATCAACGCTTCCATTTTCATGTTCTTCTGGGATGCCATTATTTTTAATTTTGTATGTAGTTTCTTCCCTATGCGTACCGTCTTTCTGTCTTTCCAGTAATCCTTTTTTTCTAACATTGTTTTTTCCCTCCTTTCTTGGTTATGACTAATACCTGGTATAACATTCCCCTTCCGTTACCCAGCTTTACTCCCTGGCTTAATTTCTGGTCTATGATTTTTCTGGAATATTTACTGAAGATTAATACTAATTCACTTAAGGCTTCTTTGTAGCTTATTCTTTCCTGGTGTGGGATATTATGTGTGAACCATGTTTTCTTTACTGTTCTCATTCCGTTATCCTCCTCCTTCCTATTCTATTAACAATACTATACCCTTTTTGTCAATTTGTCAAATGTATTTTCACCAGGCCAGGTTTCCCCGGCCTCTTTTAATCTCTCGGATATCCCTCTTGTTTGTGCTCCAATATTTCCTCTTTCACTTTCCCATCCTCAATAAGGAATCCAAATTCCCCGGTGTCTACTGATTCAGCCCATACCTGGTATCCTTCCTTATCAGACATTTTCTTAACGGCCTCTTTGCTTTCGCTATCCAGGAGAGAATAATCTGATATAAATATTACTCTCAATTTTGGATTCAAGGCCATGGCAATTCCTATCGCTACCTTTAGCTGTTCTGAATATGCTATCTGGGAGAATGGTATACCTTCATAAGCTATCCCATCTTCTGTCAGGCTTAATTTCTGGTCCGGGATCTTGCTCCAGGATGCCAGCAATGCTGCTCCCATCTCAAGCACATTTTTATCTATCTCTTCGGTAAACTTATCATAGACTTCCTGTGATTCTTTCTGTTTCTGGTCCGCTGCTCTGTTTCTCTCCCTGGCTTTAATCTGGTCGTTAATAGTATAAGCATTATTTATCTCTGTTTTTATACTTTCGGTATCGGTTGCTTTATTGCTTAATAACCATAATTCGCTTGTCTTAAGAGCTTCTTCTCTTTTTTTAATATCTTCCTCTAATCGCTTTATTTCTTCTTTTGCTTCATCTATAAATCTTTTTGAATCCTTTGCTTTTCCCTCTTCAATTGTAATCTGATTATTAATGGTTATTGCCTGGTCGTATTTGTCAGATAATTTTGAAGTATCTATTAACTGCTCTGGCAGATCCGGGATGGTTATCTCTTCTCTGGCTCCGGATAATAATTTCACTTCCTGGCCTTGTTTCCTTCTCTTTTCTCTTAAATCATTTATCTTATTCTCCATGCTGGTGTAGTCGTACCCGGTTATTTTAATGAGTAATTCCTTCTGTTCTTTCCCGCTCATCCTTAAGAATTCCCCAGGGTCAAAACTTAAGTATCCGATAAACTCATCCAGCAATTTTTGTGGTGGTAAAGGTGGTACAAAACCCTCCGCATTGGTAACCTTTAGATATGTATTATCGTTTGAGGTCCACTTCCTGTTCACGATAAATAATGGTTTTGGCTTTACCCCTTGCTTTATCTGCTCCTCCGTTAAATCCTCACATAATGTTAAAGTAACTTCGGCAAACTTTTCTCCTTTCCGTATCGGCATTGGCGTACCTTTTGACCCTGCTTTCCAACATAAGGTATACCATATGCTGTCCATGGCTGACGTTTTTCCTGCTCCGTTCTTCCCGGAGATAACTACTGTATTACTCTTGGGGGTAATATCTATCGCTACGATTCCTTTGAAGTTCTGTGATTTTAAATTAATAATTTTCATTCTATTTACTCCTTTATTTTATATTTTGTTTTATCCTAATACGGATAATCATCCGGGTCCATGTTCTTCTCTGGATTCCGGTCCAGATATATTTCAAGTTTCTGCTCCCATGATAATCCGTTATACATTTCATCTATATCATCTATGCCGATTCTGTCCGGGTAGTAATCTTCCAGGATCTCTTCTTTGTTATCGCATTCCAGCCAATCCTTTTCTACCTCGTCCTGTAGTTTTACCTGGTCTTCTTTTTCCTGATTAAATTCCGGTACATCGTATCCTTCCTTCCCTATTCTCATATTCTCCTCCTTCCTTTTTTATATAAGAGGGTTTCCCTGCCTGTTTCTTAATTTCTTATAAATCTTCTGGTATTCATAGCTGGTCGGCCGTCTCATGATCGCTCCTTCTACTACTCTGTAATCCGTATGTGATGCAAATCCTCCGGTAAACATAACCACTTCCTTTTCATGTTTTGATATTTTAATTTTAAATGTGGATATTTTTAGTTCCATGGGCTCCTCCTTCCTTCTTTGATTTATTTCCCTTTGGCTTCCTGTCCTTCTGTCTGTAAATGAATAAGTGCCTGGTGTAGGCCTCAAGTTTTTTTAGCTCTGTTTTTGACATTTCTTTTCTCCTTCATCCCCTTCCTTTATTTTAATATCCCATGTCCATAATCTCGATTAATTAATCTCCCATCATCTGAATATCCCCAAAATTTACCATCTGCTCCGATTAACATTTTGCAGTTGCAAGCAGAAGAGTAATCATCATAATGTTCTGTATCTATCCAAAGTGATTTTCCTTTTATGGTCGTATAATCTGGTTGTGTTATATTCGGATCAATTTTCATTCCAAAAATCCTCCTCTATAATTTTTTAATTCAAAAATCCTGGTTCCGCTTTTTACCCAAACATCGCTTTTATCAATGACTGTTCTGATCCTGATTTGATTCGCTCCTAAATCTTTTCCTTCAAAAGTGATAATAACGGTTAAGTCGTGATCTTTGTCTATGATTGCAACATCGTCTCCCTGGTCTGCATATCTATAAAGTCTTTCTTTCCCCAGGGCTACTATATCTCCGCAGACTACATTCATGTCATATTTTCTTTCCAGGTGATCGTAGGTGTGGTCGGTAGTTCTTATCTCAAAATCCCGGCCATTGTAGCTAAAATTCAAGAGCTTCCTACCATGGTTTTTGTTGAGGTTTTCTTTAAATTCTCTCATTCCTTTTCTCCTTCCTTCCTTATCCTAATTACATAATATACCCTTTTTACCTTTTTGTCAAATATATTTATAAGAAATGTTAAAATAAATCACTTTTTTTTT